GTCATCTATCCGCTCTTCACGAATCATACTTTTGACACCTGTTCCCAAGCCGGTGCGGAAGCGTCGACACTCAGACACGTGATGTCGCTGTACCAGTCGTTCCCGAGTGAATCGCCGAGATGCTCCACGGCCAGAAGCCGGTACATCCCATCCCCGTTTATTGATGGGGCGCTATTAGCGGGGTTATTTCGTTCGGTGTCTGGTATCAGTGATGACGACACTAGTTCGTCATCGAGCATCACCCGGCCCCCAATCCTTAAAAGTGGGTTTAGTAGGCATCTTGCTTTTATTCCGTCACCTGTTTGCTCCGGCGTTCCAATAAGTCCTGATTTCGAATTAAGCCTAACCGCTTGTGACGGCAGAATGCCGGAACGCTTAACAACTTGTAGGCGTCCGTCCTGTATACTCCATGTAGCGTCTGTCGATTGCGTAGACTGTCTGAGATAGTCACGGGCCATTCCATACATGACCTTGCCACGTGGCAGCGATTGCCCGCCCATATTGTCAACGAATCCGGTTCCAATACCGTTTCCGCTCATAGACTTTGCAGATGCCGCCACCTGATCTGATTGCTTTGCCCCAGATGCTAGGGTGGTGCTGATGATGGCGTAGTTGTAGGCCTCGTCGCCGTCACCGGCGGAAATATCAACGAATGAATCGACCCCATTATCACGGCCATATTTTACCTGTTTTATATTGCCCGAAAAAATGACACCATAATTAGAGTCGTATCCAGCTTGTATGATGATTTTTGATAATTCGGACCTGATTCTTCGTGACGTCGTCTCGTTTAGATTATATACCCGCACCTCGGCCGTATTTGGCGTTTGTGCATCGGTTTTTTTAATGCTAAAAACGACCTTTAACAACCCAACATCAAGCGTATCGCCGGATCGTGTAGACAACAGAAGGTTGAATTTTCGACCATATTGAAGCTGACTAGTCATCAATACCGGTCACATAGTAGAGATTGGCCGATGTGCCGAGATTCGTTTGGGTCGGTGCGGCCAAATCGTCCCCATCAGTTGCCACCACTAAGGCTCCCGGAATGCCTAAATATCCATGTGCCGCCAGAAGATTGGTACCAGTGACCATTTGAAGGCACGCTATGAGCATCGCATCCGTCTCGCCGTCAGCAATATCTAGTACCCACGCATTTGATTCCGTATTGAATTTTGTTGTCAGAGTAAACGGCCGTCCGCTCAGGTCTATGTTGAAGCGCTGTGGAATATCGGATAGCGGGATGGTAAATACCTCTGCCATGCCTACCCCCTTACCAGTGCCAACAATGCACTGCGTTTTCTGGTAGCTGATGCTGTTTGAACTGACTTTGTACCGGTATTTTGAATTTTTCCGGTCTTGGCAGGGTTCGCCTGCTTTGAACGCTCCGGAACTGACGTGACCTCTAGGGCCGTGATAATAATTTCCTGCAGTTCCAGATTGACTTTCAAGGCGTTCTCCGTGGTGGCATCGGTCGTCTGGCTAATGGCTCGGATTAGCATGTTTTTATAAATCCGTTTCCCCGTAACTACGTCAATTGGCTCCCTGGCACGTTGAAGTTCAATCAATTTTGCATATGTCTCGTTTAGTGGGGCGGTCGATGCATCCCACATCACTGACAACGTCAATGTAGACGGCTTAACGAAGGAGTGATCAGAGATTGTCGCCCCCTGCTGGACTGGGTGCTGCGTGATTTCGATTTCATCACGGCCGCTTTCCTCTATTGTCACCGTAGCGTTGAATGACCCGATTGAACGGGTCGGAATGAATGTAGCCAGCTCGTAGTCGAATATAGTCATCGTGCCACAACCCTCATATTCCGGGCCATATCTGCGTTCACTCTCGTTTGTTGACCGGCTACAGCTCGGGCCGTTGAAGCTGGGTCGGCGTTGCCATTAACAACAATCTGGGTCCGCTGGCTGACACTCTGGGCCCTTGCCGTCATGGTTGCCTGGGCCTGTGGAGATGGCGTTAATAATGATGGTTTTATTCCACCAACGCCAATAACGCCAGCAATTTTCCCAGCGACGTTTGCAATCTTTTCAAATCCCCCACTCAAAAACCCAAAAAACGATGAAAACCACCGCTTAACCGTGTCCCAATTTTTCACCAGCATAATACCGGCCCCGACCAATGCACTGATGGCCAGTATGGTAGCACCGATTGGATTCAGTGATATTGCCATATTGAACAGCAGGACTGCCGTTCTGACGGTTGCCAGGACCCCATTAAGCACGCCAGTAGCGACGGCCCACGCATTCGTTGCAATTGCAACGCCTGTCACCCATGCTTTAGTGGCCACCACACCGGCCAAAAAAAGTGCCATGGCACCTGTGACCACTTTCATGCCAACCCCAAATTTGGTGCTCCAATCAATCAGAGAATCCCCACCCTCACGAAAGGTTAAGAGATCATCGATCAATAGGGCTATCACCGCCGCCAATGATATAAGCTGACCCAATGGGGTCCGCAAAAAAGCAAGATTCAGATAGCGCCAAGCTACAGCGGCGGCAATGATATATCCCGCCAATCCATTCGTGGCCGAATTTAACCGAACTATCCATGATATAATCGTTCCGACGGCTGAAGCGATGCGGGATGCGATGCTTGCAAACGCTTCGGCGATCCGAAGGACCGCCCCAATAACGGGTACAATCTTTGATATGATCATGGGCATCACATCCATGGTCATTCGTCGCAATCTGATCATCGATTGCCGTGTACTCTCCATCGTCTGACGTATACGTGGCATCATTTTGACGGCGATGACATCCATTGCCTTAGCGAATAATATCCGCCATTTTTGCGTCTCCTGCTGAAGCACACGAAGTGATAGAGTGAATGCCTTACTTTCTTTCACGGTTTTATCAAAATCAAGGCCAACGGACTGATCGATGGCGTTAAGGTCCGCATTGATTGTGTCAAGATCAGCCATGAATAGCTTGACGAATGACGAATCAATGCCGAGTCGCTCCATCACTCGAATCTGCTTGCCACGCTCCATGGTCTTGAAAAGTTCAGCGAGCTCACCCATCACCTGGGTTGTAGGCTTAATTTTTCCTGCGGCGTCAACGACTGAAATGCCAAGGTTTTCAAACACAAGCTTAGTACGTCCAATCCCCATTGATGTATCAACTATTGCACGATCCAGCCCCCTGAGAGAATCGATCGCCGTTTCGTTTTTAATGCCCAGAACCTGGGCAGAATCAATGAATTGATCGATTGCTTCTGCCGTCGATCGGAATTGAACCCCGAGACGCTCAAGCTGGTAGTATTCGCTGGCCACACTATTAATGCCAGCAAATACAGCAGCAGCAGCCGCCGTCGTGGCTGCACCCATAGCAGTCACCGCAACGGTCGCCTTCGATACACCGGTTACAAATCGTGCCATACCAGCCTCGTCGATTTTAAATCCAAGGCCAACAAGGAACTCCTTGATCACTTCAGTTTTCACGCTGGGCCTCCTGATACCTGGCCTCATTTTCGTCTTGAACGTCCAGAGAATCATTCATCATTTTCAAGTCACCGAGCGTCAAGGTGCAATCCTTCAGTGATTCGAATCGACACATCCCCCGCATGACCGGACGCATAATCCAGTCCTCCCCGTCGGGCATTGCTACCCATTGTATGGGTCGCTTTGTGCTTGGGGTTCGCTGCTCAAACCCGAGGGGAGCCCGGCTAAAAAATCTGAAAAGTTCGACTTAAAGGCATGAAATGCCAACTGTATCATGGTGGGCATGCTCATATAGCTGTCCATTAGAACTGAACCGTCAGACACAGCCGACCATCCAAGACCGTTAACATCCTTCTTTTTCACCGACTTTAATAGACCAAAAATAACATAGTTTGAATCTTCATCGCTCAACGATCTGATCGCATCCGCTAATGGCTCCAGTACGCCCATTGAATCGCCTCCGCCTGACTTAATAAGCGGCGCAACTTTCCCCATAATGGGGGCAATCCTTCGCACAATGTGGAATTGTGTTAGGGCGTCGATCCGGTCCGCCCTATATGATTTCCCGTCTAGTTCGAATTCCATACTAAGCCTCCGGCGTTCCCACGCCTAGCATGTACGTTGTCTTGATGGAATCAAAGGTCCATTCCTGCATCCCGCCTTCTTTTGCGTATGTGATTGATGGCAATTTTTTGAACGCCACGCCCGTGCAGGTGATGACATCGCCACGCACGCTGTCACGGATGACCACAGTATTCGATCCATGACCTAATGACCCCGGTGAAGTTTGACGATTGAACATCACTTGCAGCTGGGCATTGACTGGTGACGTCTTGAGCAAGCGGACAGTGATCGTGCCAGCACGACTTGCTACCATCGAGTGCATGCCTTCGCCATCCGCTCCAATCGTCATCACGTTTTTGTCCTCCATCGCATCGATGGTGATACCCTCTTCTGCGACGCCTGCACCAGAGGCCAGGTTAATTGAGCCACCGACCCCGGTTAAGCTCGCCGACACATTCAAAAATGAGTACGTTGCCATTTGTATCTCCTTATCGATTCACGGTGATTAGGCCGTCCACCTCATGGATGGCCCCGGCTAGCTTGACCGCCACTTGAATAGGCGGTGCAATACGCTGTTCTCGCACGCTTTGTGCCTGTGTCGCCATCGGGGGGCTATACAAATAAAAGCCCTCTGGTAGATAGTCGCCATTCGCCAACTGTCCGAAGCCTTGCGTATTCCATTGACCAGGCGCTACCAATCCATTATCAACCGCTTCCTTCATGACGCTCGATACGGCGGTCATAACCTGAGTTTGGCCGGAATCGGTTTGTGGGATTTTTGTGGGTGACTGGTAGAGTAGATTGTACACGCTGTTTTGGGCTGCGTCGGCAAGCCAATCAAGCCCCTGCCTCTCGTCGGCATATGCTGACCCTGACATCACCCCATACTGAATGATGGTCGTGTCGTTGTTGTACTGAACGAATACGTTGCATCGCTTATCCTTTAGTGCTTGTGCTTCTGTCTCTGTTAGTACCTCAGGCACCACGCCTGGTTCCTGCTTGTACATTAGTGTAATCACGGATTTATTTGCCGAAAAATTGACCGAGAATAAACGGCCCAAAAACGAAATGCCTGCATACTTATTTTGCGAGTATTGCACCGTGGTCCGATCGTATAGAAGAGCCTTCATCCGGCTGGCTAGGTCGGTCGTGTATGTTGCATCCTTAACGTTCGGATTAGTCTCGGTGACTGAAATAATACGGCTCACAGACGCCGATTCAATAAATCCAGACACCGCAATGTACTGGTCATCTGTCGGCATAGTTGCCGCCGCAAATGCTACCCCGTACCATTGACCGCTTGCGTTGGCCAGTGCCGTCACGGCCGCTAATGGCGATTCCGCTGCATATCCGGCGATGGGTGCCGATGCCGTTCCGGATGTCAGCTTTAGTTGTGCGGAAATATCCGTGCCCGACGTGTGTGCCGTGGCGTAGCTCACTGAAGATGATGTGCCAGTCGTCGTTGAGGTAACCACGAAGCGTGACCCGCTCCATGCAATAGTCGCCCCGGTCAAAACCGCATTGATAGTGGTTGCAACACCGTTCAGATTGGTCACTGCCGAAAAGTTGAGGCCGGTCAAAGTTTTAACGGTGCCATCGACTGTAAGCTTAAACGATCCAGCGGTGACGGCCGTCCAAAGGCTGATATCCTGCTCGGCGGGACTCAATGCACCACCATGCAGCAAGCCAGCGGTTGCGGTTCGAATCCATCGACCTATCATCAGCTGTTGAGGGCGAGGCGATTGCCCGAAATATAATTGTGCGCCTAAATATTCTGGGGCCGACGTGCCAAAGTCTGTCGCCACAGATTCCAAGTCAGTGTATGAGCGTAGCCGCTCACTACCATTGATCACATTAGAGTCACCAACAATCAGCAGTGTCCCGAACCCTCTTCGTGGTGTAGCCGTAGGGGATAGCGTCGTGCTTACCCTTACCAGCCGATTGACATTCAATCCTTGTGCCATTTTTTGTTCTCCTTAAAATTCGTCTTGAATATTACCCGCCCCGCTACCATTCGCTGTAATGGTGCCATGTGCACCAGCAAAACTCAATATTGAGTATGACCTTCGTACCTCACGACGTATCGTGATGGTCATATCGGCCCGGTCATAGTAGCGG